GGTACCCTACGGGCTTTTTATAACAATGTTATAAACTATGAAACTAAAACCTACCAGAGAAAAAGTACTAAAGTGCAACGGGTGTACTGCCTGTTGTCGTGGACCCAACAGAATTTTGTACTTAGATCCTAGACAGGAACTGGATCACTTGAGTACTACCAAGGTCAATTATAAAGGTATTGAATTATTGATTTTGGATATGGAAGAGAACGGTGATTGCATATACCTAAAGGATAACAAGTGTTCTATATGGAAAGACAGACCTATAGAATGTAGAGAGTATGACTGTAGAGAACACATGTCTTCCTTTACAGCACGCATGAAGTTGCCTATCATAGCTATAGCAGCAACATCACTAGATGAAAGGATGAAGGATGATTAGTAAAGTGCATTTTAAAAGTGAATCTGATAGATGGCAAACTCCACAAGAATTTTGGGAAATGCTGGACAGAGAGTTTCATTTTGATATTGATGTAGCTGCTGACGCTTGGACTGCACGTCTTGACGAGTATTATTCCCCAGATAATGATGGTTTATTACACGAGTGGCGTGGTACCTGTTGGATGAATCCTCCGTACGGACGAACAATAGGTAGCTGGATACGCAAAGCCTATGAAAGCCGTGGTACAGCAACCACTGTAGCTTTAATTCCAGCACGTACAGATACCCTTTGGTGGCACCACTATGTTATGCGGTCAAATGAGATCAGACTAGTTCGTGGGAGATTGGCGTTTTTAGACGCAGATGGATACAAAAGACATCCTGCACCTTTCCCTTCCGCAGTGGTTATTTGGAAACAAACACGAAAAACACGAATACGTAGTCCTGTCCTTACAACGATGGAAAGGAATTAGAATGATGAAAAAAATATATGTTATAGAGTGGCAAGATGCAGTAAGCCAGACAGGATGGGATGAACTTGACAGTGAACTGCCTATGATATGCTACACCGTAGGAGCTATTGTTTTAGAGACACCTGAAAGAGTTTGTATTGCTTCAAGCTGGTCAGAAGAAGACGATACTCTAGGTGACATTACACACATACCACCGGGAATGATTAAGAGTAAAAGATTACTTCACCCTGATTTAAGAACATGCGAATGGGAAGATACATATGAGTAGTGATCCATTAAGTACTTACTATGACAAAGGCGGCATAGAAACACTTGATATATTGAAAGCTAAACTTACACCGGAGCAGTACAAAGGGTACTTACTCGGTAACATAATAAAGTATGCAACACGTTTTAATTGGAAAGGATTACAAGAAAATGATGCACGTAAACTTAGGGTTTATTCTCTTTTACTTGAAGGACTTATTAAGTCGGAAGGACGTTGATCTTCGCGGATCTCTTGTACAGCCTTCGTACAACTGTAACCAGCAGATAGCTGATCAAGGACAGTCGCATGAGGAAGAACAACAAGGAACAGTATCTTCGCACCACAAAAGAAGTAAGTCACTTCAAGATTTCCAAGACCATATAATCTCAGGTATTACTAAGACTATCGACTAGGTAATACACCCGTCTCTCTCATAACTTCTTCAGTATAAGAATCCATCTTTCTATCTAACTTAGCTTCGTACATTTCAACAGGGATTCTAGTGTTAGCTAATTTAGTTGCTGCTTTTCTAGCAAAAGATATGTACTGTTTAAGAACTAAACGCTTTTTTGCTTTTGTAAGAGCTAGATATCGTGGATCACTCAATCTAGGTACAAAAAAGCTGTGTATTATCTGTCCAACATAACCATTAATAACTCTATCTGCTGTCTTGTTACCTGTCTTGGAATACACATCCCCACGTCTCATTTGTAATCTATCAAACTCTCTTTCAAATGCACCTTTAGGTCTGAACGAAACACCGCTCACTTGCCGTACTATACCTTCCATTATGTTGTGTGCAGTTTTCATTTCGTAAAATTTGAAATCACGATTAGCTAGTAGGTCTTGAGGTTGAACATTTTCTCTACCCATAAAAGGTGTAGTAGCAGCAGGTAGTGTTGTTTCTACTCCGGGTATAGCAGCAGCTATCGGTTTAAAGTACGCACCTAGTCTACTTCCATACAACGAATCACTTTCTCCCCTACCAACACTCTCTACTAAATCACTCCTTGCTTCATCGCCCAATATACTTTCCCACTCTGTTCTCATATCTCTTACTACATGAGCATCAGTAGTAAACGGACTACCTTCAAACATTGGATTCATTATTTCACTAGCACCAAAGTCTTTTGCCATACGTAAAGGTGTAAAGAAAGACCCTAGATACTGTCCTATCATAGCTTGTAAATACTGTTCACTAAATTCTTGCGACATTATCATTCTTGTAAAAGGTAACGCTGTTCCGGCAGGACGAGATAAACCAGCACCTTCTGCTGCAAGTTCTTTTATGTCGGGCCAACCCATTTGTCCACGCATAAATTTTTGAGTGGCATCTGCAAACAAGAAAGAGCTTGCTAGTGGCGAGTACGATCTGATATCTATTAAACCTTTAGGAGTATTAATTTCGTACCATTTTTCTCCAGCAAAAGGAGAGTCTCTATAATTCCATGCTGCCCACATTGCTGCTGTACCTAAACCCGCACGCGATACAATCTTTGCAAACTCATCTGAATTGGCTTTCACTGCTGTCAAACCACCTCTGGCAAAGTCTCCTTTGGTTAGCAGTTGTATAAAACCTAAAGGAGAATGCTCGTACATGAATGGCAAAGCATTAGCAAACATAAATCTTGGAAATGGATTTACAATTGACAGCGGACTGTTTCTCCAGATATCAATAAAGTTACGTGCCCAATCACTCTTAGCATTGGCGGCAAATGTCATATCCAAAGCAAAGTCTGCTGCTTGTTTTATGTCATCAGCACTTATATCTTGTAAATCTACACCTCTTCTTGTTGCTAACTGTCTCGCTTTGTATTCAAAAGAGAATCTACGCATCAGGATTTCTTGTGGTCTATTAATCCAGTTGGTAATGTTAGCTATCCTACCACCTAAAATACTTTCATTAACAGAAGGAGAGATCATACGAAGAATGTGTTGTCCTTTCACTGCGTCTTTGCTTAAGTCAGAACCAGTTAATCCCATTAGTTCGTCTATTAAAGCTAACTCTTGTTTTGTCCTGTCTGTTCCCGGAACCCAATCCATGCCGCGTTTCTTTTTTGCAGCAGCCCATGAAGATCTAAATGTAGAACTTAAAGCATTAAACATACTCAAGTTACCTTTAAACTCGTCACTAAAAGTTCTCCACGTATTCTTAGAACCGGGTGCCTTTATTGTAGCTCTAATTAATGACTGTAAGTTTTCGTCAAAAGCCATTGATATACCCATTCTACCTGTAGCAGATGCCATGTTACGAGTAGCGGTAGCCAACTGAGATATTAAAAAGCCTCGTCTAGTATCTTCAATAGTTCTCCAAACTCTAGATACCAAAGGTCTTTTATCTTTTGCAGCAGCTTCAGCGAATTTTTGTTTTAATTCGGGAGGTAAATTTGGAAATATATCATTGACTTTTTTAGCTAATGCCGACAAATAACCCAGAGTTCTACCTGCTTGAGAGGCAGCTTCCAGTAAATCTTCAGCTAATTCTTCGGGAGATATATTATATTTTCTTATTACGCCTTCTATAAAAGATATATCTATGTCACCAGAGTGTATTGCCTCTACTAGTTCAGCAGATATTCTTCTTTTGTCTGCGCCATACTTCTTCATTATACTTTCGTCAGTTGGTTGCTCTGGACCAAACCGTCCTACCGCAGCCTTTTGACGTAACCTAGCAATAGCACTAGGAAGATTTTCAGCTTGTGTTATCTGTTCAACAACTTTTGCTCGTAGTATAGGATCTTTTATTCTTTGAGCTTTTTCAGCAAGTACATTTCTTTCTTCTAATAGAGCGCCTATACCCGTGCTTTTATCTAAACTTTCTAAAGTTTTATCTGTAGACCTTGTTCTTTTTATTTCTTGTGCTGTACGTAAGTCTAATTTTGACTCTATAGTACGTCGCATTAATTCATCCCGTTCTGCAACATAATCCAAATGACCTTTTTTCCACGCTCGCAAAATACTAAACACACTTTCTACTGTTCCACCTAACACAGCACCTTCAAGAGCAGTCTTAAATATTTTTTCTGAGTCTGTATCTGTTTCTTTAGCTTTAAACCATTCAATAAAAGAGCCGTCTACTCCTGCCTCTTGCATCATATTCATCAGGTTTTCTCCGGGTTCAAAAGCAATACCGTCTACAACAAACCCAGTTGCAGCACCTCTAAATAAAGCCGACTTACCTAATTTGGGTACTAGGCGGGTCAATCCATACGCGTATCTACTCGGATTAAGTACTTCACCACCCAATTCCAAAAGATTTTCTGTTAAACCGCGTGGAGAATACACTTCTATGTCTTGACCAAATATTTGCCTTTCTCCCGGAGTAGCTAGTTCTCGTGCTGTATCACGAAAACTTTCCCAAAAGTCTCTATTAAAAAAGAATACATTAGGTTCTTCTGGCGTACCTTTTGGTATAGGTTTAACTCCGTACCAAGCATTAGGTAATCCAATACCTGTAAACGCACTTGTAGGATTAGCCAATACAGCGCCAAAAAGTTTTCTATAATCTGCATCAGGATCTAAATACACTGTATCTGTATTGTTAGGATTAAACTGAGGAAGTAGTGCTCTTAGCTGTGCCGCTACTGCTGGGTCAGTTTGATCTAGTTGATTTAACAGTTGTACTCCGGGATTATTTCTATAATCTTCTGCTGCCTGACTTTCTGTCGCGTTCAAAATCATCTGCGTTACGTTTGCTGCTTGGCCAGCCGGACCTGTAATAAAAAATCCTTGAAGTGGCATATACAACTTCATGCCCAAACCCCACGGCATATTATCAAGCAAAGGAATCCTGTCCTTCAGTGGAGTTTTAGGAAATCGCTCAATGACTTCTTCCTCAAAAGAAGTTAATACTTCTCCCGCAGCCTTTTTACTTCTGTATTCTTCGGCTCTTTTTTCTACTTCAACAAGGGCTTGAACGTCTGACAAATCTGCTGGTATGTCAGGAATAGTCATATATTTACTGTCTTTATCTAACACAGCTCTAGCTTCAGGTGTATCTGCTGGTGGACTATATGTTATGTGTCCGGGATGTACTTGTCCCACATCACCAATCAAAGGAAAGAAAGGGTCGGGAACAGAAAATGCTACGTCGTCTGTGGTTTGTACTTGTTGTTGTGGTTGTTGATATTGCTCGTCTTGTCTACCCCGTGCTAATGCTGCTTCGTCGGTGAGCTTTTTTAATTTGGCTTCACGAGCTTTTGCAGCAATTCGGTTTAACGTCAACAGATCTTGCACTCTTTGTTCAGTAGTTGCAGCCATTATTTAAGTAACCCCTTGTGTACTTGATAGGCTTTCCAAGCTTTTGCTACATTTATATTTCTTTGATGTCTTTCTTTTAATAGTTTTACTTGCCACGTTTTTATTAAGTTTGATTCTCTTTTTCTTCTGTTCGGGTTATGCCAGCTACCTAATAAATTTTTTGCTGCTGCTCCCCAATCACCTTGCACAACTTGTTTAGGCCAATCTACATATTCTGACTTTCCCTGAACAATTAGGTCTTCTCCTTTTTTTCCATAACCCATAGTTTTTTTCGGTCCTATGTTATATCCAACAGAATACACAGCAGTTTGAAGCGCTCGTGGTAAATCTTTAAATCTTAGAGAACTGCCTTGCTGTACTGCCCTTTTATCATAGAATTCTTCCATCTCTTGTAAAAGACTTTTTTTAACAGCGTTATCTAAAATACCAAGCTCTGTCTTATTTAAAACTAAATTGCGAGTTTGTGGCCCAGCAAGTTCACGAATACGGCTTCGTGCTTCCGGCCCTTTTAATCCCAAATAAGGACGCAACTTATCTATTAAAGCTTCGGGTACACCTGAACGTCTAAGACCTTCAGGAGTTTTCCCTCCTAAATCTATTCCTTTACCAATAGTAACTCCAGATTTATCTGCCGTTCCACCTTCTGTTTTAGGAACAATACCGTATGGTGTTGAACCTTCTACACCAAATATAAAGTCTTCGTCTATATTAAAATCAATAGCCATAGTTTATTTCCTAGATATTAAAAGCAGAAGGAGTACCCTCTCTCATGTGTTCGCCATACTTTGTTTTTGGCAAATCTGCGTAAGGTGCTCTAATGTCTTCTGCACCTAAAATCATTAATAATAATCTAGCCATTAAAGGATCTCTATTTATCATATCTACAACTTCTTCGTAATCTTCTTTAGGAAGAACGTCTTTTAACGCGGATGTTACACTTTTAGCTCTTTCTCTAAATGATTCCGCTACGCCAACATCTGCGTATTCTGGCCTTTGCCTAAACGCACCTCTTCCCGTACCTTCCATATCTGGCATATATCTACCAGCACCTACTTCTATACGTTGTCTAGGTTCTGCTACTTGAGCTTCTTCTCTCATAGCAATCAGTACTTCTTGAGGTGTTACTCCAGCATTTGAAAAAATACTTAGTAGTTCTTGTTTCTTTTCTTCAGGCGCATCTGGATTAAAACCCTCTAAATCAGGTTGTACTTCTATTGCTTTTTCTTTAGCAATATCTATACGTATCTGTTGTGCTTCTGCGCCAGCACCTTCTATAATACTCCCACTTTGATACGGAAGTGGCCCGTATCCGGGGGTAGGCATTTCTCCCGGAACTGGTTGTCCAGCCATAGATTCATTTGCTGAAGCTATAAGTCTTCGTGATATAGTTTCTGGTGTTACTTCTACTTCTGCGTCTTGTGAAGCTATGTCAGCTTGTGCCGCTCTCTTTTCTGCAATAGGTGTACCAACCAATTCAGGATGCATTTGAGCAGTTTGTACAGGATCAGTACTCCTTCTAGCTGTTCTTAATTTTCTTTCTTCTTCACGTCTTATTCTTTCTTTTTCTTGTCTTATTTTTTCTTTTTCTTCATCGCTAAGTGTGTCTATTCCCATCCACAGACGGCGTTCTGCTTCAGGGGTTCCCATTTGATCAAGCCAGTGGCTAAGTACTGGATTATAATTATCTTCTACTATTTTTATCTTTGCCAACATCTCTAGAAATCGAGTGTCACTCATACCCTCAGGTGCTACACCTGTCTCCTCATGGTACGCTAGAATTTGAAGCAAATCGTTTGTACTTTTACTGTCTTCTAGTAGTCCATATGCTGCTAGTATATTTCTTATATCTTTGTCTTTTTTATCCCTTATACTATCAAAAGAACGACGAGCAAAGTCTCGTTCTCTCTGACCATAATCTCGATCTGCTACACTACGTTCTCTTAACATAGCTTCAATGTTCATAGCTTCGTCCATCATACCGGCTGCTTGTAGTTCGCCCATAACAGCTTCCAAGAATCCGGGATCATTAGGTCCCATTCCACTAGAGATCATCTTTTGTTTTATTTGCTCCATCATCTCGGCTTTTCGTACAGCAGGGTCGTCTGAGCTAATACCAAATACATCACCTATACCGCTAGCAATTCGACCTCCAAGATTACCGGCAGTAGCTACACGAACCATATCAGGGTCTAACTGAGCCATTCTGAGATTCATCAACTCGTCTTTTTCTTGTTGTGCTGTTCGTAAGTCCTGTGCTACTTGTTCAGGACTAGGACCAAAAAAGCCTTGTGTTTGAGTTGCCATATTATAATCCTTTATTTAGGGCCGGTTGAGTTGTACAGCAGCAGATTGTTTTTTCTTCGCTAGGTGAGCATTAACTTGTGCTTGTACATTAGCAAAACCCGGAGCATTCATTTGCCGTAGAGTGTCCATTACAAGATTGAACTGTGGAGTACCTATGCCGTTTAATACGTTTCCTACAACTGTACCACCTGCGCCACCACCTGTAGTAATATATCCTCCCGGAGTTCCCGGATTCTTAGTCCGTAGCATCAGCGGGTGATTAATCAAATTAGCAAGTTGCGGAGGTGCACCAAGTTTGATTAGCTCTTGTGGATCGTGACCTTTTGCTCTTAGTATTTGCATCGGTAAGTTTGCGATAGCTTGCAAACTCATGGTGTTTCCTGAACCCGGCAAAACCATATTAGCGTTTTGTTTTCCAAGAGCCGAGAGACTAACTGCAAGTCCTTCTGCGTGATTTTTAGGTGTCATGCCAGAACTAAATTTACCAACAAATGCCATAGCTGCTAGAGCTAAACCTACTCCCGGTACAGCCGCAGCAGTAAACGGTACTGCTGATGCTGATCCTGCAAGTCCTCCTACTGTTGCTGCTGTTGTTCCTGCTGCTGCTAACCCCGATTGGACCGCGTGTGGTATAGCGCCAGACAATGCCCCACCTAGTCCTGATGCAGCTGTTTTTGCTGCTGCAATTGAAGGGCCAAAAGGACCACCACCTGCCAAAGAACCCTGTAGTGGTACACCAGTTGTTATAGCACCTGCACCTGCGCCACCTCCAAATGCCCCGTGACCAGCGCCTAAACCACCCGGACCAACTGGAACTCCTTGAGTTGCCGGTACTATTGAAGGAGCTGCTGTTGAAATTTGTGTGGGAGAACCTAGTGCTGATGAAGGTCCAGCTTGAGGAAGTGTTCTGGGAGTGAAATTAAACTTTGTAATTCCAGAAGCACCAACATTACCAGTAAAAGATTGTGGTCCACCAAGACCTCCGGGTGGTATATTACCCGCAGGAGGTGGTCCTTTACCTAAACCTTGAAAAAAACTAGTTAAACTTTGTCCTAGTTTACCGCCCTTAGTTAAATTATCAAAGAAAGCCGCTGTTGCTGCCGCAGTAGCTTTGTCAGTTTGTAACGGTTCTCCAAATCTGTCTATGTTTCTTTGTTGTCCTAAGAGAGACAGTTCTGCTGCTGCTATAGGTTCTGTTCTTAAAGTTGATCTAGAAGTAACACCTGCTCGTACATCCTCAAACAACTTACGTCGTTCTTCAAAATGTCTTTGTTTGACATTCCTTTCCATTATTTGTTCTTGTTCTTCAAACCGTTCTCGTAGTGTAGCAAGCTCTCTTGCACCCGCTTCAGTACCTAACCTTCCTTGGCCTCTAAGAGTACTTATTGCACTATCTATAGCTTCCTGCTTTCTTCTGTCAAAACCTGCACGTTCTCTTGCTAACTCAGCGTCAAAGTCTTGTCGTTTTTGTAACTCTGATTCAAAGATACCTGAAGCAGCAAGTAGTCTATCTCTTTCTGCTTCTTGTTCTGGAGTCATACCAACAACTATATTTTGTCCTGAAGGATCGGTAGCAACTTGACCAAAAGTTGCTGCGACATTAGTTGGCTGGGTACCACTAAGAAATGCTTGATTTGCTGCTTGTGATTGCGCTTGCGATCTGCTCTGACCAAACAACCCTAATGCAGTATTCACTCCAAAACCTAACAGCCCTGAATTTGTTAGATTACTAAAAAGATTAGCCATAATTTCGTTCCTATTTATTTGGGGGTGGAGCTATATACTTGTGCTCGCCATTATGCATGCTAGCTAGGCTAGTGCACTGTCTTTCTAAAATATCTATTCTTGCAATGACATTTGCCATTTCTCTGTGCTGTTGTCTTAATGCATCAGGAGATAAAATACCAGCCAGCACAGCTACCTGATGCTCTCCTACTTTTTGATGTTGCTCTATGCGATCAAGTCTTCTGCCTTGGTTCTCTACTTCTTTAGCAGTACTTGCTAAATCGTCTAGCAATCTTTTAATTTGTGAACGAGCCACACCATAACTTGCTGCTACGGTACAAGCAAGTAACAACAGTTGTAAGGCTTCGGGAGTGCCCAATTCCATCTTAGTAGGGGTTGGCACCTAAAACAGATGCGTCCCATGCTGCTTTAAGTTCGTTTATAGTTGAGGCATTTGAGATAGCCGCTGCTGCTGGTGCGTCTCGCAACGCTTGTTTTTTCGCAACTACAGTGCTTGTATCAGAGCCTGTCTCTTGTAACCTCATGTATTCTATATCTAGTGCTTGTAATAAAGGTGCTCTTATTTGCCGTATTTTATCTTTAAAAAGATCTTTAGCAGCAGTAACATCTTCAGTTATTACATCCTTATCTGAATTTAATACCCAAGCATCTCTAAAGTTTCTATCAGAAGGCTTAGTAACGTCACTTGCTTCTAGAGATGTAACATTATTTTTGTCTACTATATAAGTTGTCACTGTTTTGTCTCCAAATCTGTATTTATTTTCCAAGAGTTACGCCACTTGCGGTTTTTTGGAAGGTCTTCTGTTCGACAAATAACCATCTTAGGATAATTCCCCTTGTCCCAAGTGCTCCAAACTTCTTTCGGTACCGATTGCATAATTTGATATTCAACAGCTTCTTTTTCTGTCATAGCGTCACATGGTTTAGTTGCATCACGAACAGAACCGAGAGTATGTTTTTTAAAATCAGGTCTTTTTTCATCTTCTTTCATTGCGAGAATTGTTTCGATAGGGGGAACAATACCCCCGTTGATTGCACA